TGGTTCTGTGCCAAAAAGAACTCGTAAGAGAAAAACAAAAAATCCAAACATTGCAAGAGGTTGTGGTGTTGTGATGAATAATAGAAGAAAAGTAACAAAGTTTAGATAATGGCGGTTCGCAAAACAAAGGCTGGTTTAGCACTCAAGCGTTGGTTTAAAGAAGATTGGAAAGATCAACGCACTGGTAAAAAGTGTGGTAGGCAAAAGGGCGAGAAAAGAGGCACACCATATTGTAGACCAACTAAACGTATTTCATCAAAAACACCTAAAACTGCATCTGAAATGTCTGCTTCTGAAAAGAGAAAACGAATAGCACAAAAGAAAAGATTGGGCCAACCAGCAGGGAAGCCAAGAAGAGTTCAAGCAGTGAGGCGTAGAAAGAAAAAATGAGTTTAGAGCAAAAAATTTGTAATGAGATTAAAGCTTGGTCTAAACACGCCTTAGAAAAACCTAATGAAAATTATAACAATCTTCCATCATGTCCTTATGCAAAAGCAGCATGGAATAATAATAAAGTTGGCTTTGCTTTAAAAACAAACAAAAATTACGAAATTATTTATACTTTAATTAATAAGTTCCATGATTCTAAAGATTTAATAATTGTAATTGATTTATGTTATGAAAAAAATGATGTTTTTCACAATAATCTTTCCAACTTAAATCACTTAATACATGAAAATAAATTTGACCAAAAAGATATTTGGTTAATGGGATTCCACCCTGATGATGACGTAAATGAGCTTATAGATGATGGTTCATTTGAAGAAGTTGTTAGTGAGGAATATTCTTTGATATTTGTGCAAAGACTAAGTAAACTTCAAGAAAGTGCAAATAAATTGAAGAAACTTGGATATTATGATAATTATTATAATAAGTACAATGTTGAAGACATCTATGAGCAACGTGAAAACTACTATAGGAGACTAAAATGGCAATGAGTCCAAGAAAAATGATGGCAATGTCTAAAGACATGGCTAAAGCTGCTAAAATGATGATGGGTGGCGAAGCAAAACCAAAAAAAATGAGAGGTGGTGGCATGGCCAAGAAGATGCGTGGCGGTGGCATGGCTAAAAAGATGAAAAAAGGTGGTAAAGCCTAATGGCAACATCAAGCTCTACAAATTTTGAGTTAGATGTCGCTGAGTACATTGAAGAAGCTTTTGAGAGATGTGGCTTAGAGGCTAAAACTGGTTACGATTTGCAGACTGCCAGGCGTTCTATGAATATAATGCTTGCGGAGTGGGCAAATCGTGGCCTTAATCAATGGACTATAGAGCAAAGAACACAAGCTTTAACTGCAAGTGATTCAGAATATAGTTTGGGTACGGACTTGATCGACATACTATCTTTAGTTGTAAGGCGGAGTGGCACAGATTTTACTATGACAAGAATTAGTCGTGATTCTTTTTTGAATCTACCAAACAAAACATCAACTGGTAGACCAACGCAGTATTTTTTAGATAGGCAAATAACACCTAATTTAAAATTATTTCCTACACCTGAAAACAGCACAGATGTTATTGTTTATGATGCTTTGACACGAATACAAGACGCTGATGCACAAGTTAATACAATGGAAATACCCTTTAGGTTTTTTCCGTGTTTAACGGCTGGATTGGCTTATTACATAGCTATGAAAAGAGCACCAGATAGAATACAATTACTTAAAACTGTTTATGAAGAAGAATTTGAAAGAGCTATGGCAGAAGATAGAGATAGATCAGCGTTTAATGTTGTGCCTAAATTAGATTATTATAAGGTAGGTTGATGGCTTTTGCTAGTGGTAAATACGCTTATAGAATATCTGATAGATCTGGTTTTAGATATAAAATCAAAGATACTCGCAAAGAGTGGAATGGATCTATTGTTGGTAAAGATGAGTACGAAGAAAAGCATCCACAACTAGAGCCTGCAAATGTAAGGGCGGATAATGAGGCTATAAGAGATGCTAGGCCTGATAGAACTGAAACAGCAGTTCCTAATTTGTTACCCTTAAACGCATTTTCTACAACTGCAAGTTCTGCAACAGTGACAGTTAATGAGCCTAATCACGGCAGATCAACAAGCGATACAGTAAGATTTAGAGATGCAATTAGTGTTGGAGGCATAGCAGCAACAACAATTAACTCTGCCTCTGGATTTACAATTACAAATATAGATACGAACAATTATTCGTTTCCATCAGGAGTAACTGCAACAATAACTCAGAAAGGTGGTGGAGGACTTGCAAGTGCAGGACCAACATCAATTACAAACTAATGAGCTTTACACTTGCAACATTAAAAACAGCGATACAAGATTATGCAGATAATAGTGAAACTAGCTTTGTAACAAATCTACCTAACTTTATTAAAGCAGCAGAAGAAAAGATATTTAAAGGTGTTGATTTAGATATTTTTAGAAAAAATGTTACAAGTGCATTTACTTCATCAGATCAATTTTTAACAGTGCCAAGTGATTATCTTGCTTCATTTTCTTTGCAAATAACGACCTCTGGTTCAGAAAGTTTTTTGCTGCAAAAAGATGTAAATTATTTAAGAGAATACACACCAGCATCATCAACAACAGGATTACCAAAATATTATGCAAGGTTTGATACAGACAATTTTATTGTAGCACCAACTCCAGATTCTAATTATACTCTTGAATTGCATTACTATTACAGACCTGCAAGTCTTACTGCTGGAGCAGATGGCGGAACAACATGGCTAAGTACAAATGCACCATTCGCTTTACTTTACGGATCGCTTATAGAAGCTTATTATTATATGAAAGGTGAGCCAGATGTTATTGCACAATATGAAAAAAATTATGTTTTTTATTTACAAAGACTTAAAGATTTAGGAGAAGCAAGAGAGAACGAAGATGCTTATAGACAGGGACTACCAAGAGCGCAAAGGACATAGGAGTAGAAAATGGCAACATCAAATGCAGCAACCAATTATTTAGAAAGAAGATTATTACATTATATATTTAAAAATGATTCTCTTTCTTTCAGTTCACCAGGTGACAATATTTATGTAGGACTTGCAACAGCAGTAAGTGCCGCAGAAACTGGATCTGTAACAGAAGCAAACTTTACAAATTATGCTAGAGTCCAAGTAGGTGCCTCTAGTTGGACAACAATAGGATCTGATTCAACAGACACACAGACTGCAACAAATGCGGGTAACATCGAGTTTCCAGCTTCTGGTGGAGGTGGTGATGATACAATTACCCATGTGTTTATTGCAGATGCTTCTAGCAGTGGTAACATACTTTTTGTTGGTGCATTAGACGCAAGTAAAACAATAGCAAGTGGTGATATATTTAGAATTAATGCAGGGAACTTAACAATAGAGCTTAAATAATGGCATTAGTAATATCAGATAGAATAAAGGAAACAACAACCACAACTGGTACTGGTACATATACACTTGCTGGTGCAGTTACTGGCTTTGAGACTTTTACCGCTAATTTAAGCAATTCTGATACAACATACTATGCTTGTACTGACGGCACTGATTTTGAGGTAGGTTTAGGAACATTTACATCTTCTGGAACAACACTTGCCAGAACGACTATTTTATCAAGTTCTAATTCTAATAATGAAGTTAACTGGTCATCTGGAACAAGGACTGTATTTTGCACATTACCAGCAGCTAAAACTGTTTTCTTAGATGCTAGTGGTAATATAGTTGCTGCAAATGGTAGTAATTTAACAGCGTTAAATGCCTCTAATTTAGCTAGTGGTACAGTTCCGAATGCAAGACTAGATGCAGAATTACAAGCATTAGCTGGACTAACATCAGCCGCAGATAAGGGTATTCAGTTTACTGGATCTGGTAGTGCTGGTACTTATGATTTAACGGCAGCTGGTAAAGCATTACTTGATGATGCAAATGCTTCTGCACAAAGAACAACTTTAGGGTTAGGCACAGCGGCAGTTGCAGCTACTGGTATATCGAATGGTAATGTGCCAGTATTTACCTCTGGTGTAGCCGATAATGATTTTTTAAGAGTTGACGGCACAAGTATAGAGGGAAGAAGTGCTAGTGAACTTGCTAGTGATATTGGTGCTGCAACAACAGCAGATATAATAAGTTTATC